TTATGAAGTCGGGCAGTTGCATGTTTTGTTTTTCGTTCGCTCGCTCGCGGTTCGTTTCGGTAACAGCAAGGTTGTCAACGCGGGCGCTCGGATTTCTGCCTCTATCCGAGAAGGGCGACCACGTCCTCTTTGCCGTCGACGACCTGGTCGATCAGTCCGCGGGCCATCGCGCTTTTCGCTTTGAAAACCTGCCCTTGCATGTCCTCCAAGCTCGCGTCCGGACGCATGGCCTGGACGTGCTCGTAAAACATGGCGGCGGTTTCATTGATCCAGTTCTGGAGCTGCTCCCGGTGGTCTGGGCTCAGGGCGGTGCCGGGGATGCCGGCGCCTTTGTATTTGCCGGCGGCGATGACGTCGACCTTCACGCCCATGGCCTTGTAGCGCTCGGAGCTGTCCACCAGCGCGCAATAGACGCCGATCGATCCGATGTCGGCGGTCTTGGTGGCGCAGATCATGTCGGCGGCGCTCCCGATCCAATACGCGGCGCTGCACATGCACCCGGCGCAAAAGGTGTAAATCGGTTTGTCGCAGGCGGCGACGCGGTCCGCCAGTTCCGGGGTGCCTTTGACCATTCCGCCGGGGCTGTCGATGTCCAGGATGATGGCGCGGACCAACGGGTCCTGTTCGGCCTGGTCAAGCTCGCTGCGGACGTCATCCACATCGACGGCGCCGGCGCCCTTCTCGAATTTGCCGAAGCCTTTCCCGATGGGGCCGCCGATGGGGATGTGGGCGATCCCGTCGATGATCTCCATTTGCTCCAGCTCGACTTCCTCTCCGCATAGGTCGACGCCTTCGCGGCGGCTCTGGAATTCTTCAGCGCTCTGTCCGCGGTGTTCGTCAAAAAGGCGGACCAGGCTGGCGTGGGCGGCGGGCGTGAGGAGGAGGGGTTCCTCCATCAGGGCCGTCATGATCTGGTGGTACTTCATAGCGGGCTATTTGTTCGGGGCGGGCGGTGGCGGTTTGCCGGAGGATCCGCCGGTCGCCGGCGTTCCTGTCTTGGGCATGGGCGTGCCATTGGGGTTGCGTTGTTCGAGCAGGTCCATCGCGCGGTCAAAGCCGAGCTGGGGTTTCTTGCCGGCGATCGCTTCGGCGGCCTCGACCATTTCGAGGATTTCGTCGACGCGGTTGCGTAAAATCTCCCGGCGGTGGTATCCGCCTTTCTGCGCCTCGATGGTCTTGCTGGTGAGTCCCAGCTTCAGGTTCTCCCGGATCGCGGCCTGGTCGTTGCCGGCGTCGACGCTGATCTGCTTGGGCAGGCCGAATTCCCACAGGTAGGGATCAAGCCCATCCTGGTTCTTACTCACGAAGTCTTCCTTCATGCCTTTGGCTATGGCGTAGCTGATGGCGCGCTTGGCGCGGCGCTGTGCTGCGCGTTGCTGTTTCCAGATCGATTGGTTGGCCAGGTCGCAGGCCAGGCGCGTGGGCGCCCGTCCGGTCTTGCTCAGGTCGAGCAGCTCCAAAAGCCAGCCGACCGAAGCGACGGCTTCCCGGACCACGCGCTCGATGAAGGCCTCGGCGTTGGGATGCGGGTTCTCGTACTTGAGGGCATCGATTTCCTCTCCGGTGGTCGAAGAGAGGTAATACATCTCTCCCCCTTCGATTTCCTCATAGGCAATCTGCGGGTCCGTGTTCAGCGGCGTGCCGGCGCCGGCTGGGACCAGGGTGTCTTCCTCGACCGTGATCACTTCGTTGCCCAGGCCGGCCTCCCCTTCTTCCTTCTTGAATTTCAAACCGATCGAGGCGGCGCGTTTCATTCCGCGGCGCAGGAAGTCGTCTATGTCCTGGAGATCCATCCAGCGCAGGAGGCTCGTGGCAATTCGCGGGATGCCTCGGGCCTGGTCGTGCCAATCGGGTAAATAGGCCAGGTCGCAGTTGTAACTCGCCACGTCGGTCCAGGTGCCGTCCTCGCTGGTCAGGCGCAGGCCGATCATCCGGTCGTTGCGGTCCAGGATGATGCCGTCGAAAATCTTTGCGCCGGAGAATTGTCCTCCCTGGACCGTGCTGTTCTCCTGCATCGATCCGCGCGGGCCGGTGGCGGTCTGTCCGATCCGGGTGCTGCTGTAGAAGGCCAGGAGGGGAAAGCCATTGGCGCTCTGCGTCATGACCATCACGTCGTCGCCATCGATGTCCCACATTTGTCCGCTCACGGCCAGGCTGGTCTTTAGGTCAAACTGCGGGCCGCGGATGTTGCACATCGGGTAGAACTGGTTGCGCAGGAATTCCTCGGCTTCCTGTCCCCAGGCCGGGTTGCGTCCGGCGTAGTGGGCATCCCAGGCGTCGCCAAACGCCCAGGAATTCTTTTCCTTGATGGCGGTGGAGAGGTTGCCGATCTGCGCGAAGAGTTGTCGGCTGTAGTTCACCAGCTCCCAGCGGTCGTATTCCCCGACGTTGGCTTTGGTGCTGGCGCTGAGCCAGAAGCGTGGCTTGTACTGGCGCAGGTTGAATCGCGGCGTGGGATAAAGGAAAGTGGCGGCTGGTTTGCCATTTGGGGCCAGGATCGTGGAGGGTCGTCGGATGGCTTGGCGCATGGGGTTCAGCTCAGGGTATAGCGCGCGCGGGTCCGGCGGATCATGCTCGCGTAGGGGTTGGGATAGGTGTCGGCGTCGTCTGTCCCTATGGTGCGGACGTAGAGGCTGTACAGGACGCGCTTGATCTCCGTCTCGGTCCGGGAATTGCCGGCGGCGGCTCCGGCGGCGCGCACAGTGCGCACGCCCGCGGCCGTCACCTCGGTGAGGGCGCCAGCGGTTTGGCGGGTCTGCAGTTTGCCCAGGAGGGCGACCAGCTCCAGGACGTTTTTGTTCGGATAGTAGTCAACCGGCATTCTGCCAAGGCGGCGCCGGTCAACGCCAGGGGGCTACGGGCTGGGCGCTGGGCGCTTGATCTGCAGGCGGAATAATTGCATGGGGCCGGGGGGCACGTTGGTGATCGTGATGGGCGGCTGGTTGGTCAGGTCTTCCCAGGGTCCTTCGGCGGTGAGTGCGCTCTGGATTCGCAGGCTAATCGGTGGCGGCGGCGGCTCGGCGCTGGCGGGTGTGTGGCAGCTCACGGTACCGGACCAGGCGGTCGTCAGGTTGGTTCCGCTCAGGTCGGTGCCGGCGATGCGAAAGCTGTAATCGGTGTCTGCCTGGATCAGCCAGTCGAGGTTGAATCCCTTTACGGTGCCGGGGATGGCCAGTCCCCACAGGTTGGAGCGATCGCTGCTGGGCCAAACCTGGAGCAAGTAGCTGGCGTTGCCGGCGGGCTCGCTCTCCGTCCAGGCCAGGCTCACGCTGGTGTCCGTCATGGCTGTGATCATCAGCGTGATGATGTCCGGGGCCGGCGGGGCATAGGCGAGCTCGTTGCTGGGCGCGCTCTCGGCATTGGTGCCGTTGCTGGTACCGTAGGCGGTGGCGACGAAGTAGTTGGTCACCCCAGCTTCCAGGCCGGTGATCATGACCGTCAGGTTGGTGCCGGCGTCCACCGTGTTGGTCTTGGTTCCGCTGGCGGCGCCGAACCGGATGTTGTAGCCGGTGGTCAGTGCGGTGGTTCCGGTCGCGTCGCCTGGGTCCCACGCCAGCGTCACGGTGTGGGTGGCTCCGGCCCGCGGGCCGGGTGGCTTGGGTGGTACCGGCGGACAGGGTCGGTGGGTGCTGCAGCCGGCCAGGGCGCCGGCCAGGGTGGCAAGCAAAAGGAGGCGACTCATGCGGCAAGCATAGCCGTGCCGTCAATCGGGCGTTGTCAGCTCTGCCTTTGGTGAAATGGCAGACCAACCTGGAACCATCACCGCCGCCGAGCTCTGCGCGCTCACCAGCCTGACCGACCGCCGCCACCGCCAGCTCGCCGACGAAGGCTATTTCCCCCCTCCCCACCGAGGCCGCTATAAGCGCGACCCAACCCTGCAGGGCCTCTTCCGCCACTTCACCGAGCAGCTCCACAAAAAGGACGACAACTTGGCTGCAGAGCAAAAGCGGCTCACCAAAGCCCGGCGGGAAACAGCCGAAGAACATCTCGCCATCCTTCGCGAGCAGTATGTCGAAAAGAGCGAAATCGGCCCCGCGCTCCGCAACATCTCCATGCACCAGCGTGCCGTTCTGCAGCGCAAACTCGAAACCGAGTTGGCCCCCGCGCTCACTGGCCTCAAGACCCCAGAGATCCTCAAGCGCATGAAGACGGGCGTAGATGAAATCTGCGCCATCTTCCGCGACGGCACCGCCGCCTGGTGCGAAGAGCCCGGCACCCAAAAGCCAGCAAAGCCCCCAAAGTCCCATTAATGCGCGCAGCTTGTGGTGAATCCCACCCTCCAATTCCTGTCCGACAACATCCGGCCCGCGTGGGCCCCGCCCTTCCGTGGCCAGATTTATGAGTACGCCCGAAAACTAAAACTCGGGCCAGGCTATTCCGTCAAAGGCACCGTAGAGATCGTGGAGACTCTCCATCACCTGGTCCAACCATTGCGCGCGATCCGCAACCCGGGCACCCGCCTCCTCTCAGTCATCGGCGCCGTTCAAACCACTAAATCCCTCCTCCTCGATGTCACGGCGCCATATCGCGTCGAGCACGACCCCGGCGACTGTCTGTGGCTCCTCGAGGATAACCCCAAAGCGAAAGAATACGCCGACCGCTGCCTCCGCCTCATCAAGTCAGTCTTGGAGATCTCCGCCCTCCTTGGCGACGTGGATCGCCACGACAAAACCAAAACCCGCCTCAGCTTTCAGCACATGAAAATGCTCCTAGGCGGACTCAACTCCGGAAACGTCCAAAGCCTGAGCTGGCGCTACGTAAATGTAGACGAGACCTGGCTGCATCCTTTCGACGGCCTCATCCGCCAGGCCATGGACCGCACCCGCCAATATGCCGACACCTGCAAAATCATCCTCATGGGCCAGGGCGGCGTCGACCAGGACGACCATGACCGGATCCACAAAGAGACCGATCGCCGCGAGCTCCACTACGCTTGCCCCCGCTGCGGCCGCTACCAACCCTTCGATTTAAGCCGTGTCCGTCCCGAAAACTTCATTGGGCTCAGGACTCAGGACTCCTCAGCCCGGCACTTACGCCGGCCTCTCCTGGGACACCAACGAAGAGACCCGCCCCAACGGCCGTTGGAACTTCGAAAAGGTCGCTGCCACTGCCCACTACCGCTGTTACTGGTGCGACCATCGCATCGAGGACACCCCGGGGATCCGCCGCCAACTCCACGACAGCTACGCCCACTTCCCCGCCGACACCCCCGAAGAAGCCAAACTCGAATTCGCCCAGCGAGCCGCTGCCATAACTCTCCAGGATTCCCCTACCTCTCATTCTGAGGCCTTCGAGGATCTTCAGGAGCAAATGTTCCCCTTCGGTGAAAAAGTCGGCTTCCACTGGCCCTCCGAGGCATCGATGCGCCTGAGCTTCGCCAGGCAGGTCGAGAAGTACTTGCGGGCCAAACAGGCCGCTGACGAGCTGGCCTACAAATTACCCCTGCAGGAGTTCTACCAGAAAGACCGCGGCCTCTCTTGGTCTGAAACCATCGGCAACGAGTGGCGGTCCGCGGCGCAGGAACCCTACGACATCAAATCGGATTGGCCCGAGGAAGCATACCGCGTCCTGATTGCTGACTGCCAACGTGACTTGGCCAAGTTCTATTACCAAGTCTGGGCCCTGGCTCTCTCCGGAGAAGCCCGCCAGATCGAGCGCGGCCAGCTCGACAGTTTCCAGGCAATCGCCGACCGCCAGGCCCACTGGAAAATCAAAGACCAATTTGTCTACCTCGACTGCGGCTTCGAAATGACCAAGGTGTTGCGGGAATGTGTCCGCCGCGGCCACGTCGCCTCGGTCAAGCTCGGCGGCCGGCTCCGCAAACTCTGGCGGTGTTGGACCGGGCTCAAGGGGTCACCCCGGGAACTCTTCCCTCACACCAATCGCAAATCCAAAACCAAAGAGTTCCGGATCTACTCCATCCGCAATTTCTACGACGTGAGCATCGGCCAAAGCGAACACCTGGCCCGCGCTCCCTGGTATGAGTGGAGTAACCTGCATGCCAAAGACCTCCTGCGTGCCCGGCGCGACGGCGACAAGACCGCGCCTAAATTCCTGACCCTCCCGGACCTGGACCCGCCCACCGACATCAACTCCTTCAGCGCCCAGCTCCACAGCGAGTATCGCGAAGAAACCTACGAGGGCGGCCGCAAGCGTGCGATCTGGAAGCCCATCAACAAAACCCACCCCAATCACCACTGGGACATCTGCGCCATGCTGATGGCCCTAATGGCCATCCTCGGCATCGTCGGGACCGGCGAGGCCGAGGACACAGAACGCTAGCCGGCTTGATCTGTCTGGATCCGCCCCGATCCGCCGGCTTGCAAATTTGCAGATTTTATTTTGCAATTTTGCAATCGAAGACCAGCTTGCGCATGTCTTCCAAGTGGCGCTGAGTGGCAGCGAGAGCGCCGGCGCTGCCAGTTCCTTCAGTGGGGCGCAAGCCGCAGCGCCAGAGGTCGTCCATCAGTTCCTGTGCCCGCTCGATGCCGATGCGCAGAGTAGGCTCATGGTAGACCTGGAAGTGGTCTTTCACCTCCTCGAGCTCGATGGGTTTGGCGGTGAATGTGCCCCGGGAATCCTGGCGGATGACGAGGATGTCTATGCACTGCTGGTACGGCTCGGACCAGGCGCGGATGCGCTCGCTTTGGAATGGGGCGTCCACAACTTAGTTCCTTGGCCGGCGCGCGGCTTTAGCTTTTGCCGTTTTCAATTGGCCGAGCGGCTGGCCTTTGCGGTTCGGGCATGCGCTGCAGAAGAGCTGCGCGCAGGTCGGCTCGATAGTTCTGCGCATTTGGGTCTGCCAATCCTGGGGCCAGCGGTCTGTCGGTAGCAGCACGGTGGCTCGGCGCATGGCCTCGGCTCCGCGCAGCGCGGCCAGCAGTTCCGTGGTGTGGCGGTTGCCCTTCGCGCTTTTTCCCAGCGGGCGCATGTGCGGCGTGAGAAACCGGAAATCTTGTTTGAACTGGTCGACCCAGCGGCCGAGGCTCTGCTTCTTTTTGCCGTATAGCTTGCTGACGCCGGTCAGGCTGAAAACCCGCAGCGGCTTGAGCAAGATCCAGCAGGCGACGATTGCTCGGATTTTTACGCCTTCCGGGTTGCGCATCCCGTTGGCCCAAATCCAACAGAGTAGGCGGTCGATCACCTTGATCGCGGCGTCCAGTTCCTTGACGGTGAATTCCTCCGGTTTCTCCGCGTGGGCCTTGCGGGGCTTTTTGGTTTTGAAGTAGGAGCTGAGGTCCTGGGTGAAGGCGGCGTCGACGGCGTCGTAATCAAACTGGGTTACTGCGCATCGGCTTCCGTCTTCGGAGAAGCCGAATTCTATTTGTGGGTAGGCCATATCTTAGTGAGGCCCGTCATAGGGGATTCGGGGCCGGTTGTCATCACAGCCGGCGTAATGGGGGCGCCAGGTTAGGGGGAAGGCAGTAAGCACGCGCTGCCAAGGTGCCAGCTTAGGCGCCTTGACGCTAGCATCGTGTCCTCGTAAAGGGTGGTATTGATGGCCTCAACCATGGCCTTCGCTGCCTTCTCTAGTGTGGCGCGCCAGCTTGGGTCCTCGTCCATCAGGATTAGCTTGCCGTCCAGGCAGATCTCCCCTGTGGCGGTGCTGAGGGTGATCTTCACGTTCTGCGGCTCGGGCTCGGTCGCCATTTTCTGCGGGGCAAGGTAACGCGGCGGTGCTTGAAATTGAAATGCCATTTCGCGGAGGCGGTCATGCGCTTCCCCCTCGCGCATGGTAACCTGTTCCCTTTGGCGCCGGGTTAGTAGATTCCTTGTCCGGGGGGTGGGGGTGGGCGACCTGTGTGTTTAAACAGCATCTTTTCCGGCGCTCGTTTTGCCGTTTACCCTGTGGGCGCTCGGGAGGTTTAATTCTGCGCCTTGCGCCTGGCATCCCAGCTCAATCCGGTTGCATCCAGGAGGGCCTTGGTCGCTCGCTGCTGCTCAGCGCTCGCGCGGAGGTGTGGCTCGGCCTCGGCCATAGTCCGGTAGGCTGTGGCGCCATCATCGATGTGCAGTTCGGTGCTCCCGCAGATCCCGCAGCGCGCGTTCAGGTTTGGTGTCGTCCTTAGCGTGTGCCAAATGCCAGCGCTCACGGCGGCTGGGTCCTGTGTGCCTTCCTGGTACGCGACGGCGATCAGGCAGTGGCTGTTTGGGCATTTGAGTTGGGTGATCCTAACCATGGTGTGTGTTCCAGGTGCCCTCGGTCTTGGCGATGAATTCCTTTAGTGCTTTAACGCAGTCCTCGCGGCATCCGTTAGAAATGTATTCTGTCCGGCCTTTGTCCGTCTCCAAATCGAAGGACAGGATGAATCCTGTTCCAGGCGGCAGCCGGGTTGCGATCATGCGCGCGGTTTCCTGCATCCGTTCTCGGACGTCGTTGGTGTCTTCACTCATGCGGGCGGGTTTTCTGATTGGAGGCTCTGCTTTGTCTTGATCAGCCTGGCTAAGTCCTCCGCTGTTGTGGGGGCGGCAGCTCCTCCCTTAGCTCATTAAGTCGTTGCTGTGCTCTCTCCAATTCGCGCTGGAGTCCGCGCATCTCCGATTGGCGCTGGACCAGGAGCGCCTTGACCTGCGGTAGCGTCACGGCGGTTCATCGTGTGGGTTGGGGCCAGAATTGGCAATAGGCGCAGTATAGGGTGATCCAAGTCTGCCTCGGTTTAGCTGGTCCGCCGGCAGCCGGGCCGAGTGTTTGCGCGCACCAACTCTTTCGCGCGCGCCGATATCGGCACGCCCAACGTGCGGGCGGTATGCATGCAGGCCTTGATCCGTTTAAGACTCGGCCGCTTGGCGTTTAGCGCTTGGCCGAGCTCGAAGCCAGCTTGGCAAATGGCCATGGCTAGATTCATGCGCGCTTCTGGTTCTAGCGCTTGGGTTGTCGTGTCTTCTCCCATGAGTTCTCCTAGCTTAAAACCGAGTGTGTAGATAACAGTCTCGGGTTCCGGTGTCTTCGTGCCCACTTGGTGCAGCTTTTGCGGTTGCTGGTGCGCTGTGTTGGTCATACCACAGCCTTCGGTGGCAAATCCATCAACCCGAACTTCCTCAGCCCGCGGAGGAACTCATCACGCATCCAGGCGCCGGGGGAATCCAACGCTTCCATCGCAGGCGATCGCTTTCGGATCTCAGTGCGCTCCAGAACGCACTCCACTAGCTCCCGATGCGCCGGGGACCGGAACCGCCGCCGCCAGTAACCCAGATACGACTCGCCCAGTTCACCGCACAGTGCGCGATACCTCTCCATGAACTCTAACTCGGCCTGGGACACTCGCCGCCTTCCGGCATTAAGTGTCTCAGATGTTTCATTGTGCACTAAGACACCTGAAGCACTTAATGCACTTAATGTAGGCAAACCTCCCTTTTTGGGAGAATCGCCACTTTGACCAATGGTGCCAGGCCAATCCGCGAACCTCCCTTTTTGGGAGGTTTCGTCCGAGCCCCCGCTCCCAGGCTCAGAAAACCTCCCTTTTTGGGAGGAAAAACCTCCCTTTTTGGGAGGAAAAACCTCCCTTTTTGGGAGCTTTTCCTGTTGAACCTCCCTTTTTGGGAGGTTGGCCGAATCGGCCTGTTGTGTGTGTGTACTGACCCCGCCGAGTGACTCTTTCAGCGCGGCCAGGTCTCGTGCCCATTGGGGCTCGATTGTTTCTGTGCTTGCGGCAGCCGGCGATTCCGTCTCGAATGCCGTAGGCGGCAGGGGTTTTACCCCTGCCGCCCGCATAGCCAGATCTGCTGGCACCGATCCCACCGACTCTCTGTGAAGGCCGCCTGGCCCGGCGTCCCGGACGGATCGGTTTAGGCGGCCGGCGTTGGCATCCAGGCCAGCGCCGGGCGTCGGCGAAATATTAGATTCAATTCTTTCACCCGAATTTTGCTGGAGAGTATCCCCCAAACTGCTCGACTTGGCAATAAGCCCGGGCTGCTGTGGCTCAATGTCCGCTGCATGCAAACCCAGCAGCCACAACTTCTCTTTCTCGAGAGCTGGCGTGAGCGCCGACCTTGGCCGAACATCCCAAAACCTCACATCGTCCAGCAGCCCGTACCAGTGTCCCCGCCGCGCGATCGCCTTGCCGGCAACCGGCTTGCCATCCTCATCAAACACGTGCAGCACATGCTTCGACACCAGACGATTAACCACCCCGATCAGTTTGTTCTCTGGAATCCTGGCCTGCCGCGCCAACTGGCACATCTTAGGAAACTGCGCCTGTGGCTGGCCATGAACCGGATTGCTGCGCGAGAACGACTTGATGCACACCACCAACAGC